CTGGCGCGGCAGAGAAGCCCGACAGTTTGGTTTCTTCTTCGAACGAACGCTCGGAAGTTTCGGTTTCGAAAACTTCTTTGTGCTGTTCACCGTAGGTTTCATACTCCAGACCGAACAAGGCGTTCAGACCGGGCAGAAGTTCCTTAAGTAGTTGTGCGCGGGAGATAGCCATTTATTAACTCCTTCCAGTTGCATTCTCGTACAGGGAGATGCCGAAGTTGAATCGAACAATCACCTCTGTATAAGAACCCGGGAAGCCAGCAATGGCGGTCTCGGGGACAACGTCCACCACGCGAATCGGGAGAGTGGTCTCCGTATCGGTCGTGTTCAGGACTGCGTTTTTCGAATTGCCGTTGGTAGTGCTGCCGGTGTTTTGCACCAGCGCCACGTTCTTGCCAACAGCGGCTTGGGTCAGGAATCCAATGGTCGTACCAGTGGAAGCCACAGCGACCTTGTACAACTGATCGGGATCATCTTGCACATAAGCCGAAATACCCGCCACATCCACAGCGCCGGGGTAGTATTGCTTGTACACCGGTTGCGAAGTGTTGGGGTCAATGTAGGTGCATCCGAGGAAAACACCGATGGTGGTCGCGGTAGCCGTGGTCGAAACCTTGGTGATGTTACCGCTGGCGTTCAACGTAACCACATCGCCATAGAAAATGGCGGTGGTTTCGTTTTGACCAATCGGTAGGTCACGGGTTTGACCTGCGTACACCTGACCGCCCAGCAGGTTCACAGGAACCATGCCGTAGGGGGCAGAGACTTCAGGATAAGCCATGTCTTACTCCTTATGCCCGTCTACCTCTGCTAGTGGTCGATTTACGTTCACTAAACAGCGGCATACGAGGATCGTTTTCTTTCATCAGATTGGCATCCACGGCTCGCGTTTGGGCATCTGTCTGGTTCTGTACATAGTCTGTACGTTGCTCGACAAACTCCTCTGGCGTTTTGCAGAGTACCAATCCACCAATCTCGACAAGACCAGTGGTCTTACCGGGATATTGCAGTTCTGAGTGATCTTCCCGTTTAACCGGAATCCATCCCTCATCCTGCTTGGACATCATGTTGCGGTCATCCGCTTGCCCCAGAATCGATTTACGAATCCAGCGGTAGGAATAACCTTCTTCCCTTTTCGGGTTCGGCAAAAGCGAGGGCGGTGTCCAAGCCCGTTTTCTAATGCCTTGTTCGCGAGTCTCTTGGTCTCGTGGGGTGCGATCAGCCATTTGTCATCTCCTTTGCGACTTGTTCCGCATATTTTTCCAGTGGCACTCCAAGTCGCTTTGCAATTGCGACTTGCGTTTTGGTCAGGGTGATCTTCTTTGATCCCGCTGCGCCTCTGGATGCAGGAGCGACAACGTTCGCGGCAGGTTTTGAAGACCTGAATTTTTGCGGGAATGAATCCCGGATGCGAGCATCTAACTGCTCGAAGTAGGCGTCCGATCCGGCGACATATCCACTCTGGACGAGTTGATCGTGGATACCAAAGGCAGCACCTCTCATAACTGGGTCTTGGTCAAACCATTGGTTTTCCGTTACCCACTGACGGGTGCGTTCGTCAGGAACAACTTGCGGTTGTTGTCTAGTTTCTACTGGAATTTCTTGTTCTTGTAAAGAGGCTTGGTATCGATGTTGGTAATTATCGATTTCCCTTTTGCCAACCACTGATTCAGCCAGTTTCTTCTGGGCAGAAATCATCTTCTCGGTGTCGCCAGCCTCGTAGGCTTCCTTGTAGTCACGCTCTGCCTGAGAAAGGATAGCCTCATGCTTTTCCTTGCTGGTTTCCACCAACACCCGCTCACCCTGCGACAGCCGCTCTTGAAGCATACGGTTTTGCTCTGCCACGCGCTGGGCGTAGGTCAGGGCTTCCTGCTGCTCACGGGCTAGGCGCTCTTTTTCCCGGCGCTCTTCGTGATAACCGGCGCGGAGTTGGCGAATGCGCTTTTGGACGTTATCTGAATACTGCGAGATTTCGTCATCGGTGACCTCAATGGCTCCCTTCGGTTCGGGTTTACCCCTATCCGGCGCTGGCGTATCGTCTACGATTTCGATCTGGGCATCGCCCTCGATCTCAATCTCGATACTTGGGTTGGTGTTTTCAGACATGAATGCTCCTTTATAGGCGGGTAACTACCCGTGGATCGGCAACGACAGCCTCGACGGTGTCATCGTTGATAAGGCGAAACTCTTGATCACCCTCGGGAGTGGTGATCTTGAACCTCGTTCCAGAGTACGACCGCATGATGATGTAGTCGCCCTCTTCGCACCAAGGACCATCGGGGAATTTCTCCGGGTCTTGGTAAGCCTGTGGACCTAGCGCTACGACTAAGCCCACGATGGATGCGATCTCCTCCTTTTGACGGACGGATTCCGCAATCACAATTTGCGAATCCTTGAAGGTCTCCTCCTTCTTGGGGATCGCGATCAAAATGCGGTAGCCTTTCGGCTCCGGTAGTTCCAATTTACTCATCTGGCAAGTCCTCAATTATTCTTATGAGTCGTTGAAAAGCGCGGATTTGCCCAACTACCTCTCGGTAGGTGGGGTAGTCCTCGACAGGATTGAAGGCGATACTCTCCTTCAACGCTTCCTGTTCTTTTTGAAGTTCACTGAGGAGGTAGTCCCTTAGTGCCAAGGTTGGCTCCTATCTTCATGCCTTCGATTCGTTGTTTGGAATCGATGGATTTGTCTAAATCTGCCGTTTTTGCACCAATCTGCACCCCGGCAATCCGTTCCATCGAAGCAATTCTTTCTCGCTCGCGCTGGTCTTTTGCGGTCAAATCTGCTGCCCGCAGTTGAACATCCGCCTCGTCCTTGGCCTTCTTGCGAAGAACTTCGGCTTCCTTGATCTCCAACTCCTTCTGCTGCTGCTGGATGACTGGGTCTTGCGCTGCTTCCTGTGCTTGCTGTTGCGCTGCCTCGGCCTGATCCTTCTCCAGCAGTTTCTCTGCGGCGGTTGCCACCACACGAGAAAGTTCGACCTCGATGTCCTCGGGCAGTTGTTCGTCCGGTGGAGGAAGCGAAACGCCCAGCATCTTTTCGATCTCGACGCGATACTGGAAGGCAATGTGTTCGTTGATGTGCGCCATCATCGCTGCCTGAATGACTGGTGCTTGCGGGTTTTGTCCCACCAGCGCAGCAATCTTGGGGTCTTTCATGGCGCTGATATGCACCTTCATGTGCGCCTCATGATCCTGATACAGGAAGGCTTTGACCGGCTTTCCAGCCAGCACTGCCATGTTTTCCGAGACCGGATTCATGGGCTTCTGATCGTCTTCAATCGGGATGATCTTGGCGACATTCTTGATGCCCAAGACTTCCAGCATCTGACGGTGTAGTTGTGGCAGGTCATAGATGCCGGGAGCAGACTGGGCAAGTTGCAGGGCGGCTTGATACTGCACCACGCGCTGCGCCATCGTCGAAGCATTCGGGTCTGACACGGGGATGATGTCCACCATGTCGTAGTCGGCTTGCTTGGCCTTCTTCGGTGCATCTACTTCGTAGGAATAAGACTCGGGCGTGTAGTCGCGGACGATGGCAGCAATGAGTTTAAACTCCTGCTTCATCGCGGCATGGACACGGGCTTGCACCGCGCTCATGACCTTCAGTGTCCGCTCAAGGATTGCCAGCGTTGTACCCACGGGCGCTTGGTTGGACATATCGCCAACCTTCAAATCTGCCACGGAGGCGAACTTGCGGCCTTCTTCGACGATGGTGTTCAAGAGGTTATAGAGCGTAGCGCTCGGCTCTTTGTACGGCAGCGGGACAATCGAGTCCTTGATCGTCATGCCGGTAACATCCACGTCACGCCATTCGCCCGGAGCAATCGGGGTATCGTCCCCTTTGACACGCAAATCTTTGGACTTGAAGCCCCCGGGGAGGTTTGACAGAGTGCCTGCGTCAACAAGTTGTCGAAGGATAGATGTCGCACTCTTTGCAAACCCACCGACAAGGTGAATCAAGCCAAAGCCATAGAAGCCAAAGCCCGGGATGTACAGGTAGTGCGTAAAGTGCATACGCTTTTGCTGGGTCTCATCGTCTTCAAGGTAGTTGCGACGAATTGACAGGATTTCCCCGGTTGAGGCTAATGTGATGACGTAAGGAAGGGCGATGCCGTCTTCATCTTCGTAACCCGGCAGATCGTAGTCCACATGGACTTCGTAGAGCATATAGCGGTCATCATCAACGATGTTGACACCCGCCTCTTCGTCCTTCTTCTTCTGAATCTCGGTGATATTGCGCTGCGGCTCGGTCAGGTCAACGTCCCGATAAAAGCCAGCGACTTGGAGTTTTCTGATCTGGTTCTCGGTCTTGTGCATCCGGTGAGTTACCCGGGGAGAAGACTGCAAGTCCGATGCACCGTAGGGAACAATGATGTCCTCTGCCGGGATAAACATCGCGACCTGCCTGTTTAAACTTGGATCAAAGTAGACCTTCTTGAAGGCGCTGCCGGTGATCGGCAGGTTCCACAGCAGGCGCTCATGTTCATTGCGATACTCCACCATGACTTCGGTGAGTTCGTAGTTCATGTCATCCTGCACCCGCGCTGCGGCTTCTTCTTTCTCGCGGGTAATCTTGCCGATGATCTTGGTTTTGACCGGACCCGATGCCGGGAAGGTCTCAAGGATGGTTTCGGACTGGAACTTCACAACGGATTCGGAGAGTATGGGGTGGTAGACACCACAGGCTCCATCCCACGGCTCGGTGCGCTCGTCGATACGCAGACCCAGCAAGTCCAGACCTTCTTTGTAAGTGCGCTCCCAGTCTTTGCGGGAGGTAATATCGTCCTGAATGAACTGAAGCAGTTCCTCAGAGATCATCTGGAGGTCGCCCTCATCCATGTTCTCTGCCAGATTGTCATCGAATGAAGAGAGTTTTACTTCGATCTCAACAGCAGGTTCGTCGCCACCTTCCATGTCGATTTCAATTTCGACCTCTGGGGTGACTTCGGCTTCAACTGCAATGCCAGCGGGGAGTGAGTACAGTGATTTTTCCATAGCAATCCTTAGTAATATGCCGCCTTACGGGGCATAAACGTACCCTCAACCTCGTCTGAATCAAGCCGGATAAAGCCTCCCTGCCTAAAGCGAAGCAATGCTTGGCTGGATGAGTCCACCAAGTCATCATGGTCGCCGTTGGGGAATGAGGCTAGTTCTTCTACCAGTTCTTCAGCCCAGCGCGTCTCGGGTCTCCAAACCATGCCGGATGCAAAAAGATCGGACACGGCGTTTACACGGGCTATCTTATCTGAGCCTTTGCTCGGTGTGTACTCCGAGATGGGGATACCCATCTTTCTCATTTCGTAGATGAGTGGCGCTCCAGCCGCCTTTTTCTCCACAATGAGGGTGTCTGGGTTCCACTCTTTCCAGAATTCAAAGGCGGTTCTTTTGAGTTCGGGGAACTCCATGCGTTCTTTAAACGCATCCAAAACAATGATATTGGCGACTTCGGTTCCTTCGACATCACGATAAAACACCCCCCATGTGGTACAGGCTGAATAGTCAGCCCTATTGCTTTTTTCAAAAGCAGTATCCCATGACTGGATGATGTAATCGACTTCGGGAGGACGTTCGTTTTCCCAAACCTTCCACATCTCCCGCTTGATGATCGCTCCTTCTTCGGAGGTTGGGTTCTGTTGGTACTGGGCTTCCCACTTACCAACCGGAAGTTCAGCCTTGATGGCTTCCAGTTCCTCTTGTCGCCAGAATTCCTGCCATAGGGGTTTACCCGAAGGGAGTAGGGCGGGTAGTTCAATGACCTCCCAATCCTCCAAATCCTTCTTGGCGGCGGCGTTCACGATCTGTCCAGTCAAGTCGCGCTTAGACCAGCGGGTCATGACGATGACAATCGCCCCTCCCGGCTGTAAACGCTGACGTGGACCCGAGGAATACCACTCATAGACCCGGTCATAGACTGCCGGATTGCCCTGCATGGCCTCTTGTTCGCTGTGCGGATCGTCAATAATCAGAACATCCGCGCCTTTACCGGTCACCGCACCGCCGACACCGATAGCAAAGTAGTCGCCACCCTTGGATGTGTTCCATCGACCGGCGGCTTTGGAGTCTGCCGACATTTTGGTGGGGAAAATCTCCTGATAATCGGGAGAACCGACCAGATTTCGCACTTTTCGACCGAATCCGACCGCCAATTCAGCGGTGTGGGCGGTCTGAATGATCTTCTTTTCGGGGTACATCCCCAAAAACCACGCCGGGAACAGGAAAGAAGCGAACTCTGACTTGGTATGCCGGGGTGGCATATTGATGATTAAGCGCTTTAACTCGCCCCGAGCCACCCGCTCGAAGGCATCTGCCATGATTTGATGGTGTTTCCCGGGAATAAAGGCTGACCACATCTGCCGCACGAAGGGCATGAAGTTCTGTCGGCAGCGTTCTCGCTTGTCGGCTTGGAGCAGGGTGTTGATTTTCTCGATTTCGGGAGAGCCTTCGTCCAGCGTGTCGAGCAGCGCCAGATATTGCTTGATCTCTGCCCGGGTGAGAAGGTCGCTCATAGTGCCAGCATCTTCTCGACGGAGCGGTCTCGGAGTTTCATGGTCCGAACCTTGTGGGGCGTGGTTACCAGCAGACCCTTTTCTTCAAGGCTGTGGATAATTCTGTGGATATTTGAGCGCGATTTCAGGCCCATCCCCAAGGCGATGTCCTGCATTGAAGGCGCGAAGCCCTTCATCTTGATGTAGGTCTGGATAAACTCCAGAACCGCTCGCTGGCGCTCCGTCACATCCGCTCCTTTGTTTAAACAACTGAGCGGAGTTTAAACACGAACAATCGTTCGTGCAAGTGTTTTTTTGGAAATATTTACAGCAGGTCGAGGTCGGGCTGCTCGGGTGCTTTGTAGTTTTCGATTTTGATGTCCATCTCCATCGCATTGACGATGTCATCCTGAGTTGCTACGCGCACGGTGAACATGGCGTTGGCGGCGTGGGAGAGGGCTTGCTGGCGCACGGTGGCGCGAACGAGGCGAACACCGGTAGGTGTGCCGACTAAATAGATACGGGATTGAGCCATTGCAGTTTCCTTCAGACTTGTTTTTGTGGTTGTTGGCGGCATCCCAACAGCGCCGGGTCACCGAGTCGAACGGTAACCCCACCACTAGCCCGTGAACGCCTTGTGCTTGGTTGCACAGCCGCCAACAAGAGAGGGCACGGTTTACTACCCGCCTAAAGCGTACCCAGCGCCTCCCGTGGATCGCGACTTCCACGCTCTTCGCTGGACTCACCCGCGCCGGGACGTTGCCTAGGATGCCCCGGTCTCTGGATGGCAAGGGCGCACAAATCTGCTACCGAGCCATGCCCTCACTTGTTGGTGGGTCGATGATACTGCGAACGTTCGTGGTTGTCATGTGTTTTTTGCATCTTTTTTCA